GAAAACAGCAAAAGAACGCAAAGAAAATCCCGAATTGGGATAAATAATCCAATACGGAGATAAAAATGGTCATTAGAATGGACAAATCAGAAGAATTCGTCAAATCTGGTCGAAAATTAATCAGTGAATACGATGGTGATGCCTATTTTAAGGAAGAAGAAGAGAAAAAACCAGAATTTTTGAAAGAAGACCAATAAATAAACGTAATATCAAAAAACCCTTATAGATATATTAGGAAAAATATATCAAATTGAATGGTAGTTAAAATTTCTCGTGCATTTAAGGACATTAGTTTGTCATTTACGAAGCATCCTGTCACAAATGACGTGACTGTGCTGAAAAATGAAGATGCAATTAAGAAATCAGTGGTCAATTTATGCCGAACACGCATAAATGAGAGATTTTTTAACGACTTATTGGGTACATCAATCGAAGATTCGTTATTTGAGACGAATTTGGATGACATTGCATCATTTTTAGAGAGAGAAATTACTGTTTTACTCAAAAACTTTGAACCAAGAATAAGACTCACTAGTGTTATCGCTGAATCTTTAGTTGATTCATACGAATTACAGATAAGAATTGAGTATGATATTACAGGTTTGCCATTTCCATCACAAAATATCGAATTTTTACTTCAACCGACTAGAATATAATGTCATTTACACAGTTTACTAACCTCGATTTTAATACTCTTAGAGCTCAAATCAAAGATTATTTGAGAGCAAACTCAAATTTTAGTGATTTTGACTTTGAAGGGTCAAACTTTTCAATTTTAATCGATACTTTAGCGTATAATTCTTATATTAGTGCCTATAATACGAACATGGCTGTGAATGAATCATTCATTGACAGTGCGACTCTACGTGAAAATGTCGTATCTTTGGCAAGAAATATTGGTTATGTGCCAAGATCAACGAAATCTGCGGTTGCAAAAATCAATTTTAATGTTAATGTATCATCAATAAACGCACAACAAGTAAAATTAAACGCAGGCTTAGTTGCATTGGGTGCTGTTGAAGGGGGAACTTACATATTTTCGATACCAGAAGACATTACAGTGACTCCAACGAGTAATGGAATTGCAAGTTTTAATGATATTTCCATATATGAGGGTACTTATTTAACTAAAACCTTTAGAGTAGATACTTCACAAGCAAATCAAAGATTTGTTTTACCAAATACAAATATTGATACTTCTTCAATTCGTGTAATTGTCAGAGAAAATAATTTTTATCAAAATTTAAATGGAGGTCAGGGTGATTCTGTAATTGATGATTTTCAATACAATCTTTATACAAATATATTTGAAGTAAATGAAAAATCCAGATTATTTTTAGTTCAGGAGATAGATGACGAAAAATATCAAATTATGTTTGGTGACAATGTTTTAGGTAAACAACCAAAAAATGGATCTGAAATTATAGTGAGTTATATTGTTACTGATGGAAAAGATGGAAATGGTGCTGCAAACTTTAACTTTGCAGGAAGATTAACATACCTCTCTGGTGGTGTAGATGTTGATATTACAAGTGGTATATCACTCTTAACAACCACACAATCTGCTGAAAATGGTGATTCTATAGAATCTATAGACAATATCAAATATCTCGCTCCAAGAGTCTATGCATCGCAGTACAGAGCAGTTACACCAAATGATTATAAGAGTTTAATACCCTTTTTATACCCAAATATTGACTCTGTTAGTGCTTATGGGGGTGAGGAACTCGATCCACCTGAATTCGGGAAGGTTTATATTACCGTTAAACCAAAAAATGGTGAATTTTTATCTGCTGTAGCAAAAGATTCAATAAAAAATGACTTAAAGAAGTATACAGTAGCTGGAATTAAGCAAGAATTTCTTGATTTGATGTATTTGTATGTTGAATTTGACTCAGTGGTCTCATTTGACTCAGGATTTGTCTCTGATAAGGAAAATTTACAATCAAGAATATTAACTGCGATTGAAACTTATGCAAAATCAGCTGATATTAATTCTTTTGGTGGAAGATTAAAGTATAGTAAATTACTTTCTCAAATTGATAAAGTTGATACAGGTATAACTTCAAATATTACAAATCTTGTAATGAGAAGAAATTTAGTTCCATCTTACAATACACTTGCAACTTATGAAGTTTGTTATGGAAATAAATTTCATGCGGATTTGGAAGGATTTAATGTTCGTTCTTCTGCATTTAAAATTGATGGAGTTGAGGGAGACTTATATTTGACAGATTTTCCAAATAATGACCAATTAACTGGAATTGTTAAATTTTTTACTATCCAAAGTGGTGTAATTACGTATGTTAATAATAATGCAGGTACTATAGACTATGTAAAAGGCGAAGTAATACTATTTCCAGTAAATATTGTATCAACAACATTAGAAAATAGAATTGAAATTGAAGTTACTCCAGAATCTAATGATATTGTTGCAAAAGAGAACCTTTATATTGTGCTAGATACTACAGGAAACAGTAAGTTAAACCTATTAGAAGATGTTCTTGTTTCTGGTTCAAATGTATCAGGAACAAATTACACACCACCATCTAGTTTTATCAGTAATAAAAAATATACAAGATAAGAAATGTCCGATAAAAAAGTTAAAATTGCAAATATACTTGGTAGTCAGATACCAGATTTTATACAAGCAGATAACCCACTTTTTAAAGAATTTTTAACTCAGTACTATGAGTCAGAAGAACATGACTATGGAACAACATACTTAGCTGAACATATTTCAAGTCTTAAAAAAATATCAACTGTTTCTGATATTTCTTTAGTTGAAAAACAAACAGTTAACGTTCCAAATGGAGTTGCACCAGAATCACCGATAATTATATCTTCTTTAGTATATGCGTATGATGATGTAATCAATGTAAATCAAACAACTGGTTTTCCTGATAAGTATGGATTACTAAAAATTGATAATGAAATTATCACATATACTGGAAAAACATCAACATCATTTACAGGATGTATTCGTGGATTTAGTGGAATATCAGCAATTGAAACTGAGGGAAATCCTGAATTTTTAACTTTTAGTCAAACAAATGCTGCACCACATGTTGCAAATTCAGTAGTAGTTAATTTAAGTTTTCTCTTTATATCTGAGTTTTATAAAAAGTTTAGATATCATTTTTTACCTGGTTTAGAAGGAAAAAGTTTTAGATATGGATTAAATGTAGAAAACATATTATCAAGAGCAAGAGATTTTTATAGTTCAAAAGGAACAGATGCTTCACTTCAAATTTTGTTTCAAGTGTTGTATGGAGAGCAAGTTGATATTATAAAACCATTTGATCAGACATTTATGCCATCTGAAGCTGAATGGGATGTAACTGATGATATTGTGGTTGAATCTCTAAGTGGAGATCCTTTAAATCTAGTTGGTGTTAAAATATATCAAGATTCATTTACGAATCCAACTGCATCTGGTGCAGTATCAAATGTTACTACAAAATTTTTAGGAAATAGAAAATATTACCAAATATCTTTTTCAAAAGGTACAATAGAAAACAAATTTAAAGTTTCAACAAAAACTAAAGTAATTGGAACTGCATCAACAACAGAAGTTTTAACAGTTGATTCTACTGTTGGTTATGGTGATACAGGTAATTTTTATTATCTAAATGCAGATAGTAATTATGCACTAGCAGAATATACATCAAAATCAAGTAACCAATTTTTTGGTTGCACTGGAATTTCAAAGATTTTAACAGAGTCTGATCCAATTATTGACACTAATTTTGTGTATGGGTACGAAGATAACGACTTAACTAAGATATGCATAATGAGGGTAACTGGATCTATATCTGGTGCCTCTGATAATGTTAGTAATACCAAGTATTTTGCTTTAGATGATGCCATTAGAGTTAAGCATTTAGGTGAAAAATATGATGTTTCTGATAAAAAATTTAATACTTGGTTTTATAATAATCTTTCATACGTTGATGTTCAACAACATCCAGCTGGATCCACAACTTTTGAAACTTTAACAGAGCATTTTTTAAAAATAGGTGATAAAGTTGATATTATATTCAAAGACACAAAAGGATTAATAGTAGAAGATGCATTTGTTGATGATGTATACACTTCAACTAGATTTTCAATTATTGGTGGAATTTTTTCAGGAACCATCATATTTGGTGATTATATAATTAAGAAAAAATTAAACTATGCTTCATCAAATTTTGGAATAACATCTCTTCTTTCAAATATTCAAAATTCTTTTTCAGATACTGATAAAAATACTTATGTTGCTTTTTCTGGATATCCATCATTTGATACTCAGACCACAAATAGATCAAAAACAGTTGCTTCATCTGGAATTAGTACAAATGCAAGTACTATTACTATAAATGACCATAATTTTTTAAATGGTGAAAGAGTTTATATGTCAATTTCTTCAGACTCTGGAGTAAGTGGTAGCACTAGTGGATATTTTTATGTAAATGTAATTGATAATAATAATTTTAGGATAGCGTTGAACCCTAAAAATCTTTATAATGGTATTTTTGAAGAAATTAGATATGATAATGTAGGAACTGGAACTCATACGATAACACCCGCAAATTTATATGATGGTGGACAATTAACAAATCAAAATAATCTTAAAAGAATATACAAAACACCACAAATAACAAAAAGAAACTCTCCCATAATTGGGCCAGTTGGAGTATCATTAAATGGTGTAGAATACCATTCACCAATTTCTGAGGATTCCGTTTTTTATGGACAAATTGATAATATTGAAGTTTTAAATTCAGGAAAAAATTATAATATTTCCACACCACCAACAATATCAATCACAGATGACACTGGAAGCGGTTGTGAGGCATATGCAAATTTTTCAGGTGGTTTATCAGAGGTAATTGTAAATGAGGGTGGATTTGACTATTCTGAGGTTCCCTCCGTAAGTATAACAGGTGGAAATGGAACAGGTGCAATTTGTGAAGCAAAAATGAGAGGTTTTACTCATCGAAAAACATTTACTGAATTTGATTTTAATTTAACAGATAATACAATAATAGGTGAACATAAATTTTTAGATGGAGAAGAAGTTACATATATCGCTACAGGAAATCCAATCGGAATTAATACTGGTGTAAATGTTGGTTTTTCAACTGATATTTTAACCTCTGGAAGTAATTATTTTATTGCAAAAATTACTAATAATTCATTTAGATTAGCAATTACTAAAGATAGAGCACTCACTAAGACTAATCTATTGGAATTTATTGATAATGGAACTAAAAGTCACACATTTAGATCGAATAAAATTAGACAAGTAATTGATAGAATTGTAGTTAATGAATCTGGTTCTAATTACTCTTATCATAAGGTATTAGTTTCATCTCAACAATATCCAACACAAAACGAAAAAGATTTATTTAAAACATTTGTTGGAATAAACACATTTAATAATTACATTTATGCTAAAAATCATGGTTTTAAAAATGGTGATGTTGTTGAATATTCCACGACTGACGATGAAATTGATGGATTAGATCCATCAGTTGCATATAAAGTTACAATTATTGATAATGATAGATTTAAGTTAAGTAACGCAGGAACAGCAACAACTATATCTGATACAAATTACAATAGAAAAATATACGTAAAATTGAATAGTGTTGGAGTTGGAACTCATACATTTAAATATCCAGATATTGGAGTTAATATTAAAGGTAAAGTTTCTGTTGGAACAACCACTATAATTCCTGATTATTACAAATCATCTGCAAGAGCAATTGTAAAGGGTGGATTAAAAAATATTTTTGTTAAAGATGGTGGAGTTGGTTATGGTGTTACTAATATTGTTAACTATCTTCGTAGGCCTAATGTTAAATTGTTAACTGGTAAAGATGCTTTTATAGCACCTGTAATTATAGAAGGAAAAGTTACTGGTGTGAATATTTTTAATCCTGGTTCAGAATACACAACACCTCCAGAATTAGAAGTTGTAGGGGTTGGTGGGACAACTGGAACAGTTGGATCATATGCTAAATTAGAATCCGTCGTTTCCGATGGGAAGATAACAGGTGTTAACATAATTTTTGGGGGAAGTGGATACGATGCCAATAATACAACAATAAGAGTAATACCTTCAGGAACAGGTTCAATTACTGGATCTAGAATACATGAGTGGAAAATAGATTCTGTAAAAAGATATAATCATGTTTTAACACAAAACAATTCTGAATTAGTTCAATTGAGAGGAGTATCATTATCCAATACGAATAAAATTTGTTCATTTTACCCTGTTAAAAAATATCGTCGTTTACTTAGAGATAATATAGACGCTAGTTTTGTTGAATCAACTGACAATCATTCAAAAATAGTTGGATGGGCATAT